GAGCTGTCAGAGATAACTATGGTTGGTACGTTGTTAGTAATTACATTAGCCCCAGTAGAGACACCAGCATCTTTCGTTATATAAACATAGTTATTTGTTCGATCAACCCACTTAACTCTATTATAGTGGTTACCTGCCTGATTTACGTCGAAGGTATCACCAACAAATATCTTTGCGATCTCTCCAGCATTTCCATCGAGTCTAGTGAAGTTTGCATCTGCATTGCTGATATTAGAAGGAGTGAAGGCAAAGTCGGAGAATCCATCAGGTAGCACTCGACAGCATCCCCAATCTCTATTGACAGATGTTCCGATATTGGTGGAATAATTAATACATATGGCTGCATACATTGACCCCGGCTCTATCTTTTGAGCATCTATTAAGTTTGTCGTTAGGTCTGCAATTAATTGATACCTAGATACTTTGCCTAGCATTATTGGCAATGGAACATTTCTGCCATTTGGATCCAGCGCCGTTAATCCCGGTAAGTTATCATGGAAATAAGCATCAGGACCATCACCCAACAAGGCAGGCTCTAGCAGTAGCCCCATCGGATCGTCATATTTGATAATAACTTCTCGATCATTAATGTCTATGTCTGTGGTTCTGCCGTCGTAAATCTTCTGAATATTCTCAGTTGTATCGAAGCATAACCACATTTGAACAGGTTTTTTATAGAAGGAATCAGTATCAGACACATAACTATAGAAGTTTTTTTCATCATTTATCAGTTTAAGCGACGAGGAAGAGATGCTAAATACTGATCCAGTGACGATATTCTCAACATTCGATACCACGTTAGGGTATGAACTTATTAAAGGTTCCCAGTCCCTGAGTGTCGTAGCTGTGTTTTCTGGNTCTTCGTTTGTGACTCTGTTTCTGTCACCAGTAACGAAAATATAAAAATCAACAGTAATAGCGTTAGATGCAGAAGGAGTTGAGTTAACCTGAAGTAGTTTTGTCGTTTCATCATATGCCCACTCTCCCGCTGCCGGTGCTGATGCGACCTCTGTTAGTAATGAACTATTCGCTTTTAAAGATGCTATTGGATATGGAAATGTCATCTCATATAAGCCACCGTTTAAAACAAGTGATGTGTTCACATATCTAGTTGGCTGCAATCTACATAATATAAATTTATCTAGTGCTTGATTATCTTTAAGTGTTGTAAAGTCATTGGCCATTATACCCTATCCTGCCATGTAAATATCTGCATAGCTAGTGGATGATCAACAAATAAATCCTGTGAGTTATCATATATAGGAAACGGAAAATCGTATGGAACACCTAGATAAAAGGTATCTGCGTTTCTGGTATAGTTCTGAGTCTCGATACTTACATAATAAGTTATATTCGCATTTAAGTTCTCTTTACTGAAATCTAGCCTGAAATATCCTATCCAGTTAGTTGATCCAATATCTGTTATATCTGAAATACTAGACCATGCTGATGTGTATAGAAGATTGGCATGATCTGAATCGCCGTATAGTTTTATACGTACTTGTTCAGACCCACCTAAACTAGATACACCATTTATAAATAATACCGTTCTTATGTATTGCAACTCACCACTAGTGGCTAATGAGAATGATCCCATCCTTGGTGCTTCTGTTGAATCAAAGGTTTTAACATATAACTCATTGGCAAAATTTAAAAAGCTCATTAAAACACCTCTCTAAATTTCAGGCTCATAGAGAATACCGAAGTTTTTATATGTGAAAAGATTGGCTCTGTTTCGAATATAACATACTTAGTTAACTCATCTATGCTAGCAGAGATCTCGTTCACTGGATCAAACGATACATAGAAGGGCGTGATTTTACCGAGCACCTGATACATAGCTTCTAGCGTATCCTTGTCAGCTTGATCTAAGTACTTTATAGACATGCTGTTAAATGATGTATACTTAGTTTTAGTATCAAAGAACAGAGCCCCGCTCTCTGATGTTGATTTAACCGATGGATCTGTTTGTGATTTAGAGAAGCCAGAGTTAATATTTCTATTGTCTATTGTTACATAATCACCTAGATATACATGCCCAATAGATAAACCCTCTGGCCCTAGCGGATTAAACTTATCTACAATCTTAATCTTCCAGAACCTATAGCTAGTGTCGGTTAGATCATCCATAAATTTTAAGACGCCACCACTGGTCCTCGTTAACGTGACGGTTAGAGGGGGAGAGTTCTCAAAGTCATTAAGGTTATTAGCAATGAGTTGGATCGTAGCTGTGGAGCTTATAGAAAAAACCTCGTTTAGAGGCCCAATGGTGGCGAAAAATGTCATTGGCGCGTTATAGCCAAGGTCAAATATAGCAAACTCTTCGTCGTGGTTACGTTGTTGGTCAGCCACGAAGCTTGTTGATGTAGTATCCGTTGATCCTGTATATCCAAGCTTGTCCCAGATCGCTTCAGTTGTTTGTGAGTACCGAAGTGTTACACTACCTGAATTAGATATTGTGAATTTATAGGTGCCTCCTCCTGAATCATAACTTACTGTCCAGTTAGTAGAGGCTGCGTTGAGATCCGTCTGGATCTGTGTGGCTAATAAGGCGGGAGTAGTGTATTCACCTGCGGTTATAGTAACTGTTTTATCAGTACCGTCATTTATATATAGCTTATCGTCTGTCGCTAAAGTAACTTTAAAATATCCTGATGGCTTCCATACTCTGGATCTAAATCTGTTAATACTATTAGAACCGGGGAATGATGCCAATTCACTTGAGAATGTGGTACTTGATGTTATTAATTCAGCAAAGTTATTCTGCATAAATCTTATTCTATGATTTCTTGTTGCTGTTACCATTACACAACCCTCTGGTTAGTGCGACTCATCTCTAGGATGATATCAGCAAATGCTTTATTATTAAGTTCAACCCGAGACTCTACCATTATGGGCGTATTAAGCATGCTAAGTATCTGTCCCAATAGTGCATCATTTAATCCTGATGGGTTATCTAAAAACTGCTTAAGTTTCGGGTTTAGATCACTTCTAATAATCCCCTCTCCAGAGCTGAGGCGAGCTGGAAATGTATCATTATTAAATCCGGTTGGCACCTCTCCACCTTTAGCGAATCCAAATCCACCAAGTACCGCACCCACTGGTCCACCAACTACACTACCAACTAAACTCCCACTTATTCCACCACTGCCACCAAATACATCACCCAATGGCCCTGCAACGTCCTTAAATAGATCTTTTAACCCTTTAGCTAGTCCGTCTATTATTGCACCAACTATATTAGGAACCTCTTTAACCATGGCTTCGGCAAATGCAAGTGCAACCCTTGGCATAGCTTTAGATAGTGCAAAAACCAATCTAGGCATTAAGAATATTAGCGATGTTATGATTCTAGGAGCAGCTCTAACTAATGCCAGTATAAATCGTTCTACTATAATATCGGCTTTATCAGCAATCGCTACCACCGCATCTGCCAAACCAACTACTAACTCTTCTACTAAGACTGGTAGTGACTCTATTATTGCTTGAATTATATCTGGTATCGCCTGAGTAAACTCTCTAACTGTTTTCCTGACTTGATCTGGTCCTTGTGCTAGTAGATCTACAATAGGTCCAACAGCCTTACCTAGTCCTGGCAAAAACGTATCAGCAGCACCAGCGGCTAATCCACTAAACAACTTTCTCGCACCTGCACCACCCTGTGCAACAGCCCCAACACTGTCAATTAATGACTTTCCAAACACTTTTGTTTCCGCTACCTGTTTAAATCCATCGCTTAGTATTTGTGANAATGATTGTTTGGATTTTCTTTGCCCTGATCCNCTGGTTGAAACTTTTACGTCAACAGATCCAGATACAACCTTTGTTATGTCCGATGTTAGATTCGAGATTTTATCCCTTAACTCTTTTATTGACTTAAGTCGATTGGCTAGTGATAATTCTCTGGCGTCATCTTCTTTTTTTTGCAGATCCTCTAATATTTTTATCTGATCTAGTGCTTGTTGTTTTTGTGCATCAGTAACGGCATTACCGCTCTCAATTAATGCTCTTGCATTCTCTTCTGCTGCCCGTCTAGCGTCATTTGTTGACGTATCAAAGAATTTTTTTATAGCAACAGTAGCCTTACTAACTATTTCAATAAAATCAAAAAACGATCCAACCATAAAACCGACTGACTCTATAATCATGATTATCCCGTCACTAGCTAGTCTGGTTAGCGCTTCCTTGTTATCGTTAACTACCTTTATTAAATCGGTGAATCCTTTTGCAGCTGTGTTTACTGCAGATATAACCGCCGGGTTTTTAGTTATAAGAAATCCAAACTCTTCTAATAGGTCACCAAATGAATTAGATGCTTGTTGTGTGGCTCCGCTAAAGGTATTTATCTTTCCTAGTGCCGCACCTCCGAATTTTTGTTCTATCCCACTTAGTGCCCTAGTAAATGTTTCGGCGTTATCTGCACCTTTTTTAATTACTAGTCCATACCTAGAGAATGATCCAACTTCGCCTGCTGCTGCTTTTCCCACAAGCGTTGCAGCCGCAGTTAGGTCTATCCCAAGTGCTGATGATAAATCAATCGATGCTTGTGTTGCTCGTTTAAGTCCATTTTGATCTAACTGACCAAGAGATTGAATAAGCGCTGCATTTTGAAGGATTGCCTCATCGCCGAACCTAGATGCCTGTTGAAGGGATGACGCAAAATCTTGAAAGTCTTTTGACGCTTTATCTGTAAACCTACCGGACGCTTTTAATGCTATATTTAAAGAGTTAACAGCATCCTCTTGCTCATTTGCAAGCCTAATTATCTTAGCACCAACTAAAGCTGTCCCAATGCTTGCCGCTGCTGTAGCTGCTGCCGTGAAAGCCGCTCCCATTTTAAGGACTGGCGCTCCTGCCGACTTGAGCGGTCTGCCTAAGTTCTTAAGTGACTTATTTAAACCCTTTGCTCTTTTGTCTGACTTTGCCAGACCGGGACTTAACTCATCCTTGCCTTGTAGTAGGTCGAATAAATATTGTAATCTATCGCTTGCCATCTTCTTCCACCGCTTCCTTGATGATCTTGAAGATCTTTGCTTGGTCAACAGTTAGGTCATTGGGCGAGAATTTAATCCCTACATTCCTAGCATCAACATAAAGCGCGTACTGGTCTATGTAATGCTCAACCTCTACTATCTTCCTTACACTCTTGGGGCTTATTCCCCAGAGCTGTTGCAGATTCGCCAACCTGTTTCCTGCACCTCTTCGGCGCATATCTACTGCTTGACGAATTACTGCTTTTTCCTCGGATACGCTAAAGGTTTCCATTACCTTTCCGGCTATGTTTCCGAGTGGCTCCATCATTTCAAAATGAGATAATAGCTCTCTATACTCTGAAATGTTGTTATCACCTACCTTAACATCGACGCTTCCAATTAAGCACTCCATATTATCAATAAGCCCCGCCATTAGCTCAAACTCATTACTCTCTAATGACTCAGGATTCTCTAAATCTTTAGCATTGATACCCATCTTTCCCATTAGGCGCAAACCCTCTGGGATAGTCGGCATCCTGTACTCAATTTTACCTTGCTTAAATTCCAAAACTTCCATCAGTCTCTCCCCTGTTGTTTTAGATATAATTCAAATAAACGTCTTTCAATGATGTTGTAACAAACCCCTTACAGGTTAGCTCGATTCTTGCGTAGTCGTCACCTTGAACAGTATGCCCAGTGATCGAAGCGTTTGCAAAGTATACATTCACACACTTACCAGCTACCCAGTTACCTCCAGACTTAGGCCCAACGTTGGCCATTACCTGAATGGTTGTGTTGTTGATATACTTATCAAATAGATCTGACTCATACTTAGGTAGAATGAGTGTTGCTGTCATGGTTGCCGTTCTTTGGAGAATAGCCTTCTCAGCAAGACCAGAAGCCGCACATACATCATCCACGTCGGTTTGAGGCGTGTCGATTGTGAAAGTAACACTATTAGCTTGCCTACAGACAAAGTCATCGAAAAGCTCCAATCATAAGGTCTGCTGATTTTAACAACTAAGTTAGACGCGTTATCATAAGATGGAGTCAGTGCCGTAGAAAGGTCTATTGCGCTATCGCCATCGTATGTAGTGGCACCAGTATCGTCTGCTGCCGAACTGTAGCCGATTGTACTATGGATAGCATTTGCCGTATTGGCCCCAGTATTCCACAGTAAACTCAGTGACGCTGCACTTGTTGAGATTGTATAGATACCAGTTGAAGATTCGTACGAACAAGAGATCGTGTCATCACCAGATCCGANTGAAGCCGCTGTCATCTGTGTTGCAATCTCGACCGCTAATTCTACTGGTGACTTGTAGACCTGATTAGTTAGTGTGGCCACAACCGTTCCAACATCATCGGTAAAGTCGATCTTATTATTAGCCGCTGTGACTACAATTGGATTATAAAAGTACTCAGTCCCACCGTAGGAGATCTCACCAGTTAGGAACTGTCCTGCAGTTAGATCAAGGGAGATGCTCGATGTTCTAGCACCTGCAATCATCTGAATAGCACCACTATTAGCGTTATACATCCAAGAAGTGTATGAGACATGTCCCGTTGACGTTGGGATGAAGTGAATCGCCTTGCCTAGTGCAACCCCTGATGCTGGAGCACTCGCTAGGTTAAAGTTCATATCAAGTTGATTACCCACTGAATCTACATTTTGCACGTTTCTAATGCTATAGCCATTAGTTCCATCTTTAATCAAAACAGCTTGACCAACAACAAAGTTATCTTCATCGTCTGTTGCCATCTCTAGCGATGCTCTAGCTGCTGCTGTGCCTGCGGTAGACCCTGCCGTCACCGAGTACTCAACAGCGTTTGTTACTTGTGACCCAAAGGCTGATTTAAGCATTACCGCATATTCAGGAGCCTGACCCTCTACTTCACTATGCTTCAAGTAGATTGGATGTGTTCCTGTGGGAGATTCTTTGCCCGCTGCCGATTTGGTGGCACCAATCGAGTTTAAGATCTCGTCACTTTCTAGTTCTTCAAGAGATGGCTCCATTGAGAAACCAACCCTTAATGGTAGGAATTGCGCACCGGCAGACGGTACTACTGGTGTCCCTACGGTAGTCTCTTCAACCACTGCAAAGACTGATGCTCGTTGTAATTCAGCCATATTTTTCTCCTGTTTATAGAAGCTCTCTTACGTCAAATAAGAAAGTTGCTTCCATGCTTATATAATTACTCTTTCCTGCGTCTATAAAATCAACTTGTGACACGGATCCAAGCTCTATTCTTTCAATCGTTCCCTCTATTCCAATCTGATCTACATTGTAGAAATCAAGCTGGACCGTATAAACGTCCTCTAGTAACTCTTTAACGAACGTGTCAAACTCACTAAAAGATCCTGCCATTCTAGGCACCTCTCTAGTAAATACAACGTTAAATTCCCTTTCCTGTGACCAGTTATTGAATTCCGCAGGTTGAGGGGTAGCCAAACCTGTTTTAAAACCAAATCCTTTGATAAGTAGATTGTCATTATTATCAGNNAATGAATAAGCATTNGGNATNCTNGTATACCCACTGCCACNGGGAAACANNGCATCTAGNGTNGTNACTATCTGGTCNTATATCGTGCTTANNTTACTCATCGCATCAACTTCCCTCTAACTTTAATTTGCTCTTGTACATCATACCGAGCATTTTTATTCAGGTCTACCTTGGGAAATAATTTGTTAAGTCTTGAGCTGTACTCTTTTCTAGCCTCAGTTTTCTGGTCAATGTAGTCATCACCAAATGCTGTGTAGATTATCTCAGCCACCTTCTGATTGACTGCTAATTCATAGTCTCTTCTGTCTAATATCTGACCAACCATATCTATTTTTCTCTGATAAATGATATCATTAATTAATTGCTTGGCTGCTACTACATGCTGCTCTTCCCAATCAGTCTTTCCAGATTCAAAAGAGGTCATATTGCTTGATCTCATAAGGTCAGGGAATTCAGATGCAAATGAATTATCATCAGAGAAGAGGTGACCAACCCAAGAAAGCACTACAGATGCGGTTAAATCAGCCGAAAAGGTTAGTTTCAACCAATATCTATCGTAAATTGTGATTGATCCAAGTCCAGTTACCTTCTCAGCACCACTTACTACAGTATCATCCCTGCCCCATAACTCATTTTTATCTGTTACCCATGAGATAAACCCAGATTGAGCTAAAGAAGCTCCTGCAACAGAGGTCTCATCAATAACCTCTGCTGCAGAAACAAATGCAGAACCGTTCCAAGGAGAGACGATGATAACTGAAGCCTGCGAGTTAACAATTCCACCCACCTTGCAATATAAATGGTTAATCGGGATATATGTTCCAATATAGATAGCATCCTCGGCGGCGACAAAGCTCATTGTTCCTGTGCCTGCATGATAGTTAGCTAAGTCAGTAGAGAAATCTGATAAGGTTCCGTTGTCTGAATAAATTATTCTATTGTTCATTCCTTATCCTTTTTAATCTCTAATAAGAGCTTGTATATATCATTCTGGGCTTTTCTAATCTCTTTCACGGTTTCCTTTATCTCTTTTCTATCTACCTTATCTCGCTCCCTGTGGGCCTTATTTATGGCCTTCTCGGATGAGAGTTCTTGACCATGCATAATAACGGTGGATGTTAGCCCAATTATGAAAGCTGTAGCCAGCGTAGTTATTATCTTCACGTGCATTCCTGTGTTACTTTTTCTTTGCTATATAGTAAGCACCGATAGTTTCATCTGCTCCGCTATCGTTGATTAGTTTTATTGTTAACTTCTTCACTCCGTCGCCAGTAAAAATCGCATCACACTTTTGTACAGTATCCCCATGTGTGCTTAGAAGTATCTCGCCACCGAAAGAGATCTCTACCCTTACAGCGGCGTCCCTTGCTGCGTTACCCCCAATGTCCATGATGTGTATTTTCTCACCACTAGCTGGAGTCTGGTCGAGTTGTTGTGGAGTTCCGCTAACCACTGTTTTATAAAATCGTTTTGAGTAGTCCATTATACTGCACCCTCTTTATAAATATTAAAACCCGCAGTCATATCATTACCGTTTTTATCGGATATTATTCTAATCAAGTAATCCTCTCCAGCTTTCAATATCCATTCATCAGAAGACCTTGTATTGTGATCTTTGTCTATGAATACACATTCTAACTCTGTTCCATCAGCCGTTACCGTAGGCCCTTCGACAAGAGTTCCCGAATATGTGTTGGAACTATTTCTATTTCTATTAACCATTGTTTTAGCGGTTCCACCTGTGAACGTGGGGTTTTCAAAAACATATATAAAAGACCTTTCTCTTGCGGAAAGTGTCCAGAAAAAGTGTTCGAATATAGTAGAATTGGCCGTAAATATAAATTCCTTTATATCGGTATCGTCTAACTTAAAACATTCTGAGTAGTGAAAATGGTTCCCCTCATGCGTTTCATGGTGCCCTTGCTGGATTGTAACAACAGCACTTGCTAATGGATCACCGCCGTAAGCCCTAACCTTCAGCTTATCGCTATCGTTACCTATAAGGGTTCCGTCTGTATTTCCTCTAAGCCTAACCCATCCCTGAATTACTCTAAAAATTCCGCCAAACATCATACTTCGCTCACTTCTGT